AGTTATTCCCGATATACTTGATAAAATCACGATGGGCATAAAACTCATTGGGATTCGTCAAATCATATTCAAAATCTTGAAGAATAGTCTTTCTGTGGCGCTCTATCAGATTCCCGATCTGCTCCTTTTTCAGCTTTGCTGCAAACGAATTTTTCTGTTGAACCTGTTGTAGACGATCCGATAGCTCCTGTTCCAGAATTTCCATTTTTTGCTTTAGAAACGATTTCGTTATACTTCGAGTTAATATTAGCTACGCTAAAGTTATCCAGCAACCAACTATCCTTGACGGACGTGAGGAATACTTGGAGAGCGTACAACACAGAGGCATCATCAACGGGCATCTGTCTTTGTTCCCGTGAAAATGTTAGCTTACGAAGTAACTGGGACATATTGCCGGCATCTTTGGCAGTCCAGTAATATTCTTCGCCAAAAGTGTTTCTGAAATGCTCCTCAAAGGCTTTGCGAGCGTTAGCATTTAGTCCATTGGACCGCTTGGGCTTTGCAGGTTTGTTTTGAGAACTTTGTTTTTCAAGTTCCTTGATCTTAGCTAAAGCCTCATTCAAAGCATGATCTTTTTCAGAAATAACTTTTTCTAAATCCTCAACCCCCTTGGGGGGTGTGGGGGGAATAATAATATTCTCTTTACTTTCCTTTACTTTACTTTGTGTACTTTCTTCGGAAGTTATCGGCTTTTCTTCGGAAGAAATACGCTTTTCTTCGGAAGAAATAAGGTTAAACTCTGAAAATTCACACTTTCTTCTGCAATCATCACATATTCGTTTATAGCGTTCTTGTATTCCGATTGAAGTGAGAACTTTTTCCTTATCAAAGAGTTCTTTAGAAAACAACCCTAGTGCCAGGCAACATCTGACGACCTCCTGTATATACGCTTCTTCAAAACCGGTTTGTTCCGATAATATGAAGGGCAACTCTTCGTCCCACAACATGTAATACCCATTCTTATAGATAAGACAAAGCAGGAGAGCATATACAGTGACGGCCTTGCCACGCTGGTACTTGATTAGTTTTCTTATTTTTATGTCCTGAAAAAAGTCAACATCAAAAGGGAAATAATCAAGACCGATCTTCTTATTCCTTCCCATTTTAAGGTATTTTTGATGCGTTACAATGCCTACATAATGTCCTCAAATTTTCTATTGTGTTTAATTTTTCAATCGGAAATTTTCCTTTAATCACGGAATATACAGAATGTATATGGTCAATTTGTAAGTCATCAGAAGAACCGCAGATGACACATTTATATCCATCTCTTGAGAATATCATACTTCTTACATCCATTCGCTTTATAAAGGCACTTGATGAATTTCTTAAGGCTTTATATCTAACTTTTTCTGAAATGTTAGAAAGCATTCCCAATGTTCCCATTTGAGGTTTCCATTTAGGGAAATAATCAATGTTCTGCTTTTTAGATTGTATCATACTCATTTATAGCTACATTTACCCCATTCATGGTTGGTTATAAAAGAAGCTCTATATTTTCATTGTTTCTATTTGTGGAACTCGGAAACAACTACTCATACAGAGCTGACCTATATCTTTGTTATACGAGAGTTCCACCAATCGCATCTATTCTTTTCACGGTGTAAAGCTACAAATAAATGACATTTCTAATGTCACTTTTGAACAGTTATTTTTCCGTGATTAACATTTTTTCTAATATCCTTTCCTT